GAGCTGTCTTTCTTAAGGGCTCTACGGAGTCTTTAACAAAGACAAGGAGTTTCAAATGGCAAAGTTCCAAGATATAGCTACAGGTAATATATTTGAGTTTACACAATATCACGATATTGAAACAATGCGTAAGCATCCTGAATATAAAGAAGTAGAAGTAGTATCAGTAGTGGAAGAACCAGTAGTATTAAAGAAACCTTTAACAACGAAAAAACAATTAAAGGAAGTTTAAATGCCGATTTACAGGGGTGAAGGTGGAGCAGGTGACGCTACGAATGATGCTTCTAGTCAAGCAGTTCTAGCTACCGCTGCTGCTCAACAAGCCGAGGCATCTAAGAATACTGCAGCTAACTCAGCATCCGCTGCTGCTGCATCTGCAAGTGCTGCTTCAACATCTGCGACTAACGCATCTAACAGTGCAACTAGTGCTACTTCTTCAGCATCTACAGCTACAACTAAAGCATCAGAGGCTAGTTCATCAGCCAGTGCAGCATCAACAAGTGCTTCTAACGCAGCTACTTCAGCTACTAATGCTGCTAACTCTGCAGCTTCTGTAGGTACTGCTGAGACTAACGCATCTAATTCAGCTACTGCAGCAGCAACATCAGCAAGTAACGCTGCAACCAGTGCTAGTAATGCTAACACTTCAGCAACAAATGCTGCTACCTATGCATCTAATGCTTCAGGATCTGCAACAGCTGCTGCTGGTTATGTAGCTTCTGCTACAACACAAGCAAGTAACGCTGCATCAAGTGCTTCCGCTGCTTCAGTATCTGCTTCTGATGCTGCTTCTTCAGCTGCTTCAGCATTAACTCAAGCAGGCAATGCATCAACCTCAGCGACTAACGCATCTAACAGTGCCAGTGCAGCCAGTACTTCTGCTACAAATGCAGCAAGCAGTGCTACAGATTCAGCAGCTAGTGCGTCATTATCTAATGATTGGGCTACTAAAACATCCGGTACAGTAGCAGGTGGTGAGTATAGTGCTAAGTATCATGCACAAGCAGCAAGTACTTCAGCATCTAATGCTAGTACATCTGCAAGTAATGCATCTACTTCAGCAACCAATGCATCTAATAGTGCATCTGCTGCAAGCACTTCAGCAAGCAATGCAGCAACTAGTGCAACGAATGCAGCTAACTCTGCTACATTAGCTTCTAGTTTTATACCAAGTCAAACAGGTAATAGTGGAAAGTATTTAACTACTAATGGAACAACTCCTTCATGGGGTACAGTATCTGTTGATCTGTCTGCATACTTAACATCAGCTACAGCAGCAAGTACTTATGTTTCATTAACAGGTTCATATTCAGATCCATCATGGGTCACATCCTTAGCAGGATCTAAAATTAGTGGCACTATCTCAGGAGGAACATTCTAATGCCGACTACAATCGTAACTAAAAACAGTTCAACAGCATCGGCTGTTCCATCAGCAGGTGGCTTAACTCAAGGTGAATTAGCAGTTAACGTAACTGATAAGAAACTATACACTAAAGATTCAGGTGGTTCTGTTGTTGAATTAACTGGTGCTCGTTTAGACGCTGCACAATCATTCACAGCTGCACAACGTGGTGCTATCTCAGCATTGAGCGATGGTGCTACGATCACTCCTAACTTTGCTTTAGCTAATAACTTCTCAGTAACTCTAGGCGGTAATAGAACTCTTGCTAACCCATCTAATATTGTTGCTGGTCAGTCAGGCTCATTCTTTATTACTCAGGATGGTACAGGATCAAGAACTCTTGCTTATGGCTCTTACTATGACTTTATCGGTGGCACAGCTCCAACACTATCAACTGCTGCAAATGCTGTAGACCGAATTGACTATATTGTCAGAAGCTCTACTTCTATTCATTGTGTATTTACTGCTAACTACAGTTAAGGATAACTATGTCAGTTATTGGCTCAAACATATTAGCTGGTGCTAGTGGTCAAGGTGGTGATTACACTATTGCTAGGTCACTAAGATTCCGCAGTAGTGCTAGTGCTTATTTAAATCGGACATTTGGCACTCCTACAAATAACAAGATTTGGACTTACTCAGTCTGGTTAAAACATGGGAAAATAGGCGCAGAGCAAGAGTTGTTAAACGCAAACAGCGTCAATGCACAGTTTTATTTTTCATCGTCCGATACACTAAATTTTTATGATGCAACAGCAGGGGCAACATATAACTCAACGCAAGTATTTCGTGACCCATCTGCTTGGTATCACATTGTGCTTGCTGTGGATACTACGCAAGCCACTGCTGGTAATAGAGTTCGCATTTATGTGAACGGCTCTCAGATTACTGCGTTTTCAACTGGAACTGCTCCGACACAAAATAATGCTAGTGCATTTAACATTGCGTCAACTGTTCACACAATTGGCAGATACAACCCAACAACGACAAACTATCTTGACGGCTACCTAACAGAAGTAAACTTCATTGACGGTCAAGCATTAACTCCATCATCTTTTGGTGCTACAAATGCTTCTACAGGAGTATGGCAACCTAAGAAGTATGCTGGCACTTATGGCACTAATGGATTCTATTTACCGTTCAATATAAATACTACTGCTACTTATGGTGGCTATGTTACAGATTTATCATCAAACTATGTTTCATTGCCTACAGGTAGCCAAGGTTCAAACTTTACATTTAGCGGTGACTTCACTATTGAAGGATGGGTAAATTATCCTAGTGCATCAGGTGATGGTTCTTTATATGTTTCTAATAGTGGTTCAGATTACTTTGCTTTAAATATTGATATGTCAGCAGGTAATTACAATATTTATTGCAACTCAGGCTCACCGACAGCAACCATTAGTCATGGAATGTCACCTAATAGATGGAATCATGTGGCTATGGTTCGTAGTGGTTCAACCATTACTTTATATACCAATGGTGTTGCAAAAGGAACAATTAGCAATTCAAGCACACTAGGATTTAGCACATTATCAATTAATCGTTTTGGTGGTGGTGCTAGTGGTGCAAGATATTTGTCCAATGTGAGAATCACTAAATCTGCTGTATATACATCAGGCTTTACTCCATCTTCTTCACCACTTACAAACATTGCAAATACTGTTTGTTTAACTTATCAAAATGCAACACCAGTAGATAACAGTTCTAATGGTTACACTCTTACACAAACAGGCACTACAACTTTTTCTATTCAGTATCCATTTTCTACTAATTCTTCTGTTGCAAATGACCAATCAGGTCAAGGTAATAACTGGACTACAAATAACATCAGTTTAGTTAATGGCTCTACTTATGACAGCATGACAGATGTGCCGACATTGACAAGTGCGACTGCGGCTAACTTTGCTGTAATGAACCCACTTGACCAAGCTGGTGGATTAATATTTTCAGAAGCCAACTTGAAAGTAACTGCTTCTACTGGGTGGGACGGTGCAAGAGCAACATTTTCATTACCATCAACAGGTAAGTATTACTGGGAAACAACTTGTATTTCTAGGGCAACTGGAGCAGCAGTTGGAATACTTGGCACTTCTGCGGTAATTGTAGGTGATACTGCTAATGCAGCTACTGGGTATGTTTACAACTCAGGTGATGGTCAAAAATATAACAATGGCTCTGCATCAGCTTATGGAGCAACTTGGACTACTAACGATAATATTGGTATCTCTTGGGATGCTGATGCTGGTACTCTAGTATTCTATAAAAATGGCACAAGCCAAGGAACTGCTTGGACAGGATTAAGCGGAACATTCAGCCCAGCAATCGGTGTTAATGGCTCTGATTCAATGAACGCTAACTTTGGTCAAAGACCATTCGCATACACACCACCTACAGGCTTTGTAGCATTAAATACTTTTAACCTACCTACTCCTACTATTGGTGCAACAGCATCTACACAGGCTAATAAGTATTTTGATGCTACTTTGTATACAGGCACGGGTTCTGCACTTACAGTTACTAATGCTGGCTCATTCCAACCTGACTTAGTATGGGTTAAAAACAGAAGTGCTGGAGATTCAAGCGGTTTATATGATGCTATCAGGGGTGTAAACCAAAGATTGATTTCTAACTCAACTGGTGCAGAAGATACATCAAGCGGTGTGAGTGCTTTTAACTCTAATGGATTTAGTTTAGGAACTGCTGCAAACTACAACACCAATGGTAATTCATTTGTAGGCTGGCAATGGAAAGGTGCTAATGGTTCAGTATCAAATACTGCTGGTTCTATTACTTCAACAGTAAGTGCTAATACAAGTGCTGGGTTCTCTGTAGTGACTTATACAGGCAATGGTGGCTCTAGTGCTACAGTAGGTCATGGTTTGGGTGTTGCACCTAAGATGATTATTGTTAAGTCTAGAAGCAATGCTATTAAATGGGGTGTTTACCATACTTCAATTGGCAATACCAAGATGGCATACCTAAATGAAACAAGTGTTCCTGGCACTAGCTCTGTTTATTGGAATAATACAAATCCATCAAGCACAGTATTCACAATTGGTAATGGTGACGAAGTTGGTATCAATGGTGCAACTTATGTAGCCTATTGTTTCTCAGAAATTCTAGGCTTTAGCAAGATGGGTTCTTACACAGGAATAACTGGTAATGCTGATTCTAGTTTTATTTATACAGGATTTAAACCAGCATTTGTCTTAATTAAAAGGACTGATTCAACTGGTTATTGGGTAATGCTTGATAATAAGAGAAAAACATATAATGTGAATGATGCTGTTTTGTATGCTAATGCTTCTAATGCTGAAGCAACAGGTCAATCAATAGATTTCTTATCTAATGGATTTAAATTAAGAACTACTGATAGTGATGTAAATAGTAGTGGCACATATATTTATTATGCAGTAGCAGAAAATCCTTTTAAATACTCATTAGGTCGCTAATATGCCAAGTATGATTGATATAACAGGACAAAGATATGGCAGACTAACTGCTGTATCTAAGTCCGATTCTGTCAATAAAAGAACATACTGGAATTGTGTTTGTGATTGTGGCTCACAGGTTAAAGCTAGAACTGGCTTTCTAAGGAATGGTGGAACTACATCCTGTGGATGCTATCAAAAGGAATCTGCAAGACAAAAGATGCTAAAGCATGGTAGAGCAGACAAGAAGAATAACAAAGAAGATTATGTTGTCTATACAAGAGAAACCCATATTAAAAGAAAGTATGGGCTTGATATGGAAACCTATAATCAAATGCTAAAAGCCCAAGATAACAAGTGTGCAATATGTAGCTATGAGTTTGGTCAAAAGCAAGGTGATACTTATGTAGACCATTGCCATACAACTAAAGAAGTTCGTGGCTTATTATGTCAGCATTGCAATAGTGGACTTGGTTATTTTAGAGATAATCAGGATAATTTAGCCAAAGCTATTAAATATTTACAGGAGAAATAGAAATGCCTTACAAAATCGGAAATAAAACAATTCCACTAGATACACCATTCACTACTGAAGATGGTGTGCAACGACCAGCCAATTGGATTCGCCTAGCAACTGAAGAAGAAAAGTCCGCTATTGGCTTGGTATGGGAAGCTGATGTTGATATGAACTTTGACAATCGCTTCTACTGGTCTAAAGACTTACCAAAGGCTTTGGAAGATAAGCTAGAAGTAGACCAAGATGGTAATCCTTTGTATGTCAAAGTATATGACACAGTTACTGAATCAATGGTAGATACAACAGAACGCTTGATTACTAAAGGCTTGAAGTCTAACTTTATTGCTCAAGTTAAACAGACTGCTGGCTCTATCCTAGCTCAAACTGATTGGATGGTTATTCGTAAGGCTGAGAGAGATGTTGCTATCCCTACAGCTACAGTAGCTTACAGAGCATCAGTAGTGGCTAAAGCTGAAGAATTAGAAGTAGCTATTAAAGCTGTTACAACTGTAGAAGAATTGGCTAGTTTAAATCTATCTTTCCCACAGGAATAAACCATGAACGACCAAGGCGGAGTAGACCTCTACAAGTACGGCAAACTAACAGCTCAAGTAGAGTCTATGGAAAAGAAGATAGACAAACTAGAGTCTAACATGGAAGAGTTGTTAGAGTTAGCTAACAAATCCAAGGGTGGGTTCTGGATGGGTATGGCTATAGCTTCTATTGTTGGAGGTGCTATTACCTTCATTACATCACATTGGGTAGGTAAATGAGACAGCTATCCGTAGGTAAAAACCTCGCTGCTGGAGTTGAGACAACTGTTTATACTGTTCCTAAAGGATACAGAGCTAATTGGAATCTGCTTTATATTCATAATTCATTAGGTAACAATAAGACAATAACAGTTGATTGGTATGATTCTAGTGCAGATGCTCATATTAAGATTTTAGAGAACTATCCTTTTGCTGCGAATGCTTACTTTCAGTTTAGTGGGCAAGGTTCAGGTGTTATCATGGAAGAAGGCGATGAAGTCCACATGACTACTGCAGCTTCTTCTGCTTTTGGTATTGTTTGTACATTCGTTTTAGAAAGGATTTAATATGCCGTTGAAATCAGGTAAGTCAAATAAAACAGTATCTTCTAACATCAGTATGATGGTTAAAGAAGGTAAGCCACAGAAGCAAGCAGTAGCGATTGCTCTATCAACAGCAGGTAAATCACTTCCTAAGCGTGGTGGTCGTACTGCTAAGAACAAGGCTAAGAAATGAAACAAGGATTATATTCTAATATCGCTGCTAAACGTAAACGTATCGCTGCAGGATCAGGCGAGAAGATGCGTAAGGTAGGTAGTAAAGGTGCTCCATCAGCTAAAGACTTTAAGGATGCTGCTAAGACAGCTAAGAAAAAGAAATGAAGAAAGACTCTAGACTAGAACGTGCCGGTGTAGCAGGGTTTAATAAGCCTAAGAAAACACCAAGCCACCCTACTAAGTCACACGTAGTTGTGGCTAAAGAAGGCGATAAAGTTAAGACTATTAGATTCGGTCAACAAGGTGTTAAGGGTGCAGGAGCTAATCCTACGACTGCCAGTGAGAAAGCTAGGAAGAAAAGCTTTGAAGCTAGGCATGCTAAGAACATAGCTAAGGGTAAGATGTCAGCTGCCTACTGGGCTGATAAAACAAAGTGGTAAATAAAGCTTGACATTTTAATCAATTTATGTTATAATATAGGGTATTATGGCTACATACTTACAAACCGTTAATGGGGTACTACAGAGACTGAGGGAGCAGACTGTTTCCACTGTGAATCAAACCGACTATTCTAAGCTTATTGGTAAGTTTGTTAATGATGCTAAGAATCAGGTAGAAGCTTCATATAACTGGAATGCATTATCTGATACATTAACTGCTGTTACTTCAGCTAATATCTTTAGTTATGTTCTTACAGGATCAGGTGTACGATTCCGTATGATTGATGCCTATAATGATACTGAAGATATCCCATTACAGATAATTGATTCTGTTTCAATGAATAGGTATTTCTTTACCGGTACTCCTGAATCAGGTTCACCACGTTATATCTCATTTAATGGTACAGATGCTAACGGTGATACATTAGTAGATGTCTATCCAAAGCCTGATGGTGCATATACATTACGCTTTAACGTAGCATTACCTCAGCCTGATTTGACTTCAGATAGTACTGTTATCTATGTACCTGCTGAGATTGTTGAACAGTTTGCCTATGCTAGAGCATTGGTAGAGCGTGGAGAAGATGGTGGTTTACCTTCATCAGAAGCCTATCAGTTAGCTAAGAACATTATGAGTGACTATATTGCAATTGAATCAAGCAGAAGACCTGAAGAGATGCAGTGGGTGGCTAATTGAGTAAACAATTACAAGCAGCAACGATTGCAGCACCGGGATTCCAAGGATTAAACACACAAGATAGTAGTGTTACCTTAGAGTCCGGCTTTGCTTTAGTTGCTAACAATTGCGTTATCGATAAGTTTGGTCGTATCGGTGCTAGAAAAGGATGGTCAACAGTTCATCCTAGTAATGTAGACTTATCCACAGCAGCTGTAAAAACTATTCATCAATGTCGTGCTCCTGATAATACAGTAGTATTGATGGCAGCAGGTAATAATAAATTATTCATTGAAGAATCAGGTGCATTAGTAGCTAAGAATGTACGCAATGCAGCAGATAATGCTAACGTATCTTATACTATTACTGATGATCACTGGCAAGTAGCTAACATTCAGCAAGAAGGTGAATCAAAAGCCTATGCTACAGTAGTACAAGCAGGTCACCCAGTACTGATCCTTAACTACTTAACAAGTGCTTATGGCTTTCAAAGACTAGGTGACTTAGGTCAATTACCTGAGACTTATACTACTACAACATTCACCCCTAACTGTGCACTAGCTGCTTATGGTCGTACATGGTTAGCTGATATTGCAGGTGATAGACAGACTGTTTACTTCTCTGACTTAGTAGATGCTACTAACTACAGAACAGGTACAGCAGGTCGTTTAAACATCTCTGAAGTTGTAGGTGATGGTGACCCTATCATTGGATTAGCAGCACATAACGGATTCTTAGTTATCTTCTGTGAACGTCATATCGTATTATATTCACAAGCTAACGATCCTACAGCATTAACATTGACTGATACTGTAAATGGTATTGGCTGTATCGCAAGAGATTCTGTACAAGCAACTGGATCAGATATTGTATTCTTATCTGAATCAGGTGTTAGATCTGTAGCAAGAACTATTCAAGAGAAATCAGCACCATTAAAAGATATCTCTAAGAATGTACGTGATGATTTATTATCAGATGTAGCATTAGAGACTAGAAAGAATATCAAGTCTATCTATTCTCCATTAGATGCGTTCTATTTATTATCATTACCAACATCATCGACTGTATATTGTTTTGATACACGAGTAGCTTTACCTGATGGTGCATTAAGAGCAACTACTTGGTCACTAGCTCCAACTGCTTTTGCACTAACAATCAGTCAAGAAGTTTACTTAGGTTTACCGGGTTATGTAGGTAAGTATAATACACACCAAGACAACGGTGTAAACTATTCAATGTCTTACTATACTAACTACTTTGACTATCAAACACCTACTCAGATCAAGATGTTAAAGAAGATGGACTTCTATTTGATTGGTGGAGCAGGTCAAGATATCACATTCAAGTGGGACTTTGATTATTCAGGTAGTTATTATTCATCACAAACAGAATTAGAATCAAGATCAGTATCTGAATATGGTATTGATGAATACGGAATAGCTACTTATTCAGGTGGTATTATTATATCACTAGTTAATCTAAGTGCTTCAGGATCAGGTAGAGTATTACAAGTAGGATTAGAGAGCGAGATTAACAATAATCCATTATCAGTACAAAAACTAGACGTGTATGTAAAACCGGGAAGGATAGCTTAAGATGTCTAACTATATTAAAACAACTAACTTTACAGCTAAGGATAGTTTACCAACAGGTAATCCATCAAAGATTGTACGTGGTTCTGAGCATGATACAGAATATACGAACATCGCTACAGCTATTGCTACGAAGGCTGACTTAGCTGCTCCTGCTTTCACTGGTACAGCTACTGCTGTAAACTTAACAGTATCAGGAACATTAACTGCAGGTGGAACTTTTGTATTGAGTACATTGGATGGTGGTACTTTCTAAAGTTCCTGTCGTAGTCAGGGAAGACTACATTATGTATCTTGAATTGTTTGACAACTTGTTATGGTTTCATACAGATGTAAAGAAGTGGAGTCCTAAAGTTAAACTCAAGTTTACAGAAGATTTAAATCTATTACATTATTTAGTAGGTGTTCCAATCGTAGCACTAGTAGATGAAGACAATACTAAGTTAGCAAAGTTTGGTGAGAAAACAGGATGGTTTAAGGAACAAGAAATCATGACTAAAGAAAACAAAAAAGCATATATTTATAAGTGGGGTAAATAATGGGTGGCATAGTTAGTGACGTTCTAAACGTATTCACAGGTGCTGATAAAACTGCTGAGGCTGCATCACAGGCTTCTCAAGCACAAACTGCTGCAGCTAGAGAAGCTGCTCAGTTAGCACTCTTTAAACCAGTAGGGATGACCACACGATTTGGTACATCTGCGTTTCAGTACGATCCTACAGGTAAGATTAGTGGTGCTCAGTATGGTTTATCTCCTGAGTTAACTGCTTTACAGAATTACTTAACCACTGCTACTGGTCAATCATTGACTGATGTAGAGCGACTACGTAATCTAGGTCAAAGCTACTTAGGTGCTAGTCCTCAGGATATTGCAAGTCGATATGTATCCGAACAACAAGGATTACTAACACCGGGTCGTGAGCGTGAAACAGCTGCAGCATTGAATAAAGAATTCCAAACAGGTAGAATTGGTTTAGCTACAGGTGGAACAACTACTGGATATACTCCGGGTTCTGCTGGTTTAGCACAATCTAATCCTATGTTAGCTGCGTTAACCAATGCAAGAGCACAACAAGATGCACAGATTGCAGCACAAGCTGATCAAATTGCTCAACAAAGAATTGGTTTTGGTCAAGGTCTATTGTCTTCTGCTTACTCTCCATTGCAAACTGGTTTAGGTATGATGTCTGCAGTAGAAGAAGTTGGTCAACAGCCATTTAGATTGTCATTACAGACTGCTGGTTTAGCTGCACCAAGTCAAGGTACTGCAGCAAATCTATTAGGTCAAGGTCTATCATCAGCTGCTCAAACACAGTATCAAGGTATTGCAAATATGAATGCTGCTAATACTCAGTTCTTATCAGGATTGATCAGTGGCGGTGCAGGAATCTATGGTAAGAGCAGACAAGGCACTGGCTCAGTGTGGGAAGGTTAAGGAGATAACATGGCTACAGGTTTTCAACAAGGTTTACTAGGTAACATCAATCCAGCTGACTATGCATTAAGACAACAGCAAATGATGATGCAAGCTCAACAAGGTATGTCACCTTATGAGCGTATGGGTTATAACATTGCTAACATTGCAGGTGGTTTGTTTGGTGTAGAAGATCCAACTCTTAAACGAGTAGGTGAGATTCAGGGTATCTACTCTGAAGTAGCTAAGAACTTCACAGATCAAAACTCTCCTGAATTCTATCAGGCTTTACAGAAAGCTTATGCTGAGAGAGGCTTTGCACAACAAGCTGCCTTATCTGCAGAACAAGCATTGAATGTCGAGAGTACTCTTACTCGTAACGAAGCTGCTAAGTTTGAATTGTTTAATAAGAATCCTGAGTTGTTGGATCGTGAGATTGCTAAAGCTGAAACAGCAGAAGACTTAGAAAAAGTTGCACAGTTAAAATCATTGAAGGATCGTGTAACTGAAGCTCGTAGATTAGATACTGAATACAGACAAGCACAGATTGATCAAGCTAAATCTACAGCTGCTGCTCAGAGAGCTACTGCAGAAGGTAAAGATATTATTTATCTAACAGATATCACTGGTCAACGTATTCCTTATGAGCGTAAGGATGGTAAGTTAGTTCCATTAGCTATTGAAGGAGCACCTGCTGCAGCTTCTCCGGGAGCTGGTCAAGGTAAATTCAGTCAAGGTAAAAAGGGTGTATACAATCCAAAGACAGGTAAAGTGGAGTACAACTAATGCCAGTAATTCAGATACCTGCGTACGGAGATGTAGAGTTTCCGGATAGCATGTCGACCACTGAGATTGAATCTGCTATTGCTCAGTTAGTTGGTGTAGCTCCCGGTAAACAATTCACAGCTGGTGAAGTAATTAGTCGTGGATTAGAGCGAGGTGTTACTGGTTCTATTCGAGCAGCTGGTCAGTTACTTGGTAAACCATCAGAAACTGTTGCTCCTGAAGATGTTGATCCATTATCAGCTATGCAAGGTACTCCACTAGGAGAAGAAAGAACAAGCCTTGCTAATCCAAACGAAACACAACTAACAGACTTACAGAAGGAAGCTCAGTATCGTATCATGTCTGAGCAAAGAGGCTTCTTAGCTCCTGCTTCTAAAGTTGTTGGTAGTATATTTGATCCTATTAACGCATTACCGGTTGGTCGTATAGCTACAGCAGCACAAGGTGCTTTAAAGATTGGTGGTTTAGGTGCTGTTGGTGGTGTGCTAGAACCTACTTATGCTGATGATACTGTAACAGGTAACGTCATTGCTGGTACTATTGGTGGTGGTGTACTCGGTGCAGCACTGGGTAAACTAATATCTAAGTATGGCAAAGAATCAGTAGAACAAGCTATTAAAGATGGTGCTACTACAGAAGAAGAAATTGAACGCATCATCAAGCCACGTATCAAGCTTAAGTCTACACCGGATCAAGCAGAAGTTATTGAAGGGGTAACTAAGCCTCGTATTCAACTTAAGTCAACTCCTGATCAAGCTACTCCATTACAAGCAGTAGATACAGAACCTGCTCCAATCATGGATTCTATCCAACCATTATTAGATGGTATTGGTGACCCTGTTCAGAAGGAAGCAGTAGTTATGTCTATTGCTAATGGTGACTACACTAAGCTATTCAACCTGCCTGCATTTAAAGATACTGATGTACCATTAGATCGTATTGTCTTTGCCTTTGGTGAGAACAATCCTAATCGTATTCAGAACATGGATGCGTTTGTTAAGAGCAGATTATCAGGTAGACAAGAATCAGAACAACTACTAAGCCAAGTATATACTGCATTACAAACAAGATTAGCTACTAACTTAGGTAAGCTTAATCGTGTTGACTTGCCTGAAGACTTAGCAGTAAGTGGATTGTTAGATCGTAAGGTACAAGAAGTATTATCTGCTGACGTAGTTAATGCTTTCATTCCTGCTGTGCGTAAAGCCAAGGATGATTTGTTTGCATTAAATGATCTAATGAATACCTTAGAAGGTTCAGGCATGACTCGTAGAGAAGCTGCAGCGATGCTTGCTCCTGACTTCAATCGTGCTGAGAGTATCTTAACAGCTGCACTAGGTAACGCTTCTAACACAGGCCTAGCATTACAAGCTTTGAAGAAACAAGCTGCTGTACTAGGTAGCACTAAGAACATCCTTAACAAAGTGATGTCTACTCAAGGTGATTCTATTGATCGTCTATTAGCACTGTCTGATTCATTCAAGACTATTGATGGATCATTGGATGATGCACTAGATAAGACACTTGCTAAGAATGAGTTGCTTAAGAATGCTGTTAGAGAACCTAACTGGAAAGACAAAGCAGGTGAGTATGTGGTTAACGCATTCATCTCAGGCTTGGCTACTCCATTAGTCAACGTAGCATCAGCTGGTTTTAAAGTACCTGCTGCAATCGCTACTCGATTTGTACAAGGTATCTATCCGGGTTCAGGTGTTAGTGTTCGTGAGTCAGGTGCTATGCTTCATGGTGTACTACAAGGCTTGCTAGAAGGTACAGCATTTGCTAAACAAGGATTCGTATCCGGACTACCTATTGATTCAAGCAGTGAGTTTAAGAAAGCCATTGGTGGTAAGCTTGGTGAAGTAGTTCGTGTTCCTACTAAAGTAGGTGTAGGTGCTGACGAATGGGCTAAGGCAGTCTTCCGTAGAATGGAATGGAATGCTTTGTCTAATCGTATTGCTTATTCAGGTAGATTCGCAGGTCAAGAAGCACAGACTTATAACTTACTTCGTAAGATTAACTTAGGTGATGCAGGTCGTATCACTGAAGGTAAGACTAGTGTAGCTGCTTGGGCTAAGACTATTATGGATCAAGCTGCAGGTACTGGTATTGGTAAGGATGAAGCATTTAAACTAGCAGAACAAGTTAACAAGTATGCTAAACAGCAGACATTCCAAGAAGAGTTCGCTAAAGGTACAATGGCAAGTAACTTGTTAAAGTTTAGATCACAACATCCTGAACTAGCATTCATTATTCCTTTCGTTAAGACTCCACTTAACATCATGAAGGATGCACTATCATACATGGGTGCTCAGTATATTCCGGGTATGTACAAAGGTATGTCTAAGGATGAGAAGTTTGCTAGGATGGCAGTAGGTTCTGCATTCGTAGCTGCTCTAGGTTCTAAGGTAGCTGATGGTACATTGACTGGTTCTTACTCTAGAGATCCTGCTAAACGTAACGCTGCTATTGCTTCAGGTATTCCTGAGTACTCAGTGAAGATTGGTGATACATGGTATTCTTATGCTCGTGTTGAACCGATTGCTACTGTACTAGGTACAACTGTAGATGGTATTAGATCAACTGCTGAGTACTTTGCTAAGAATCCTAAAGATAGAAAAGTAACAGAACTAGCTACTGATTTAGTAGGTGGCTTTACTAAGAACATTGCATCAAAGACTTTCTTAGAAGGTATCTCTAATCTATTACAAGCTATCCATGATCCTGATAGATACGGTGGTTCATTCGTTAACGGATTCGCAGGCTTAGTTGTTCCTTCTTTCGTTGCTGCTCCCGCACGTTCTGCAGATCCTAGCATGAGAGTTGTTACAAACTTTGCTGAGGCAGTACAGAACAGACTACCGGGATTCCGTCAAGACTTACCTGCTCAGTCAATGATCTATGGTGGTGAGCGTCCGAATCTATCTAGTGGATTAGCAGCTTTTACTGGTATTCAAACAGCACCTGCTGCACAGAACTTAGTACAACAAGAAGCTACTCGTATTAAGTTAGACTATGATCTACCACGTAAGACTCTTAAAGATGTAGAATTAAAAGGTGAAGAGATTGCTAGATACCAAGCATTGTCCAGTCAGTATGCTGATCAGATTCTTCCTGCTATCATTAACAATCCTGCCTATCAAGCACTACCTGATTCACGTAAGAAAGTTGTACTTGAGAATGGATTGAAGAGAGCAAGAACAATTGCTACTAAGATTATGTTCCAAGAGAAAGTACAAGATCCTGAATTCAGAGCAGAGTTTGTTCGTAAGAAGCTACAGAAGAAGGGCATCATTGAAGATGAGGGTACAGAATGATCCCAGTATTATCTATCCTTGAGATCGGTGCTAAGTTATTAGACAAGGTTATCCCTGATAAGGAAGCTAGAGAGAAGGCACAAGCAGAACTAATCAGGGCTGCACAAGACCAAGACTTTCAACTAGCATTAGCACAGATCAAGGTTAACGAAGAAGAAGCTAAGTCAGATAATATCTTTAAATCAGGGTGGAGACCTTCTATTGGATGGACTTGTTCAGTAGCTTTCATCCTACACTTTGTATTATTCCCTATTATTAACTTTGTTATTGTTGCATTAGGATACAAGGAAGTAGTTATTAGTTTTGATATGGCTACATTAATGACTGTACTTGGTGGTTTACTAGGTATTGGTGGATTAAGAACATACGAGAAGGTCAAAGGAATCAAATGAGATTGCTTCTAAAACGCATTCACTTTGGTGATAAGTTTACAGTAGGTCAGTTGTTTGAAGAAACTAAATATGGATTATCACCTATCTGCTATACACTAGAAGATAAGGTAAGACAAGTTGAAGGTCAACCAGTTAGTTCATGGAAAGTTCAGAATGAGACAGCAATCCCTAGAGGATCTTATAAGGTTTCTATTACCTTGTCCAACCGATTTAAGACTAGACTACCTTTACTCCATGATGTCGATGGGTTTACAGGTATACGAATACACAGCGGTAACTCTTCCCAAAATACTGAAGGATGCATACTCGTTGGAATGACTTGGGATGGTAAGAGTGACTGGATAGGATCTAGTAAAGTCGCTATGAGTGCTTTGATGCCGATCATAGAGAACTCTACTAGTCCTGTCACTATAGATATTACATAGGTTTATACGTTGTAAACAAGAGACGGATGAAGCCTAAGTCAATTACTACATAGACTGAAACATCATCCTCTCCAACATCATCACCGTTGACATACTCTATACCAACAGCGAACCCTTTAATAACGCTAAGTTCTACGTTCATATTTCACAACCTCCTGCAGTACAGCTTAACGTCTGAGCACCTTCTACGTTA